GTTTTTATTATTAGCCTCTAATTCAAGTAATTTATCATACTTTTTGGTTTCAGCATCAATCTCAGCGTTAATGTTTTCGATTCTTCTTTCAAATACAGCATCTACTAAATCACCTATTGCTTGGTTAAATTGTGATGCTAAATCTAAAATCTCTTCAAAAGATAATTTTAATTCTTCTGTGCTATCTCCGAAATTCATACCAGCCAATACAGCCTCTAATGCGAGTACTTTATTTTTTAACTCAGTTATTGGCAGTCCTAAATCTTCAAATATTTTAATTTTCTCTTTTAGGTAATCTATTTCTGCTTTTGCTATTCTTTTATTTATTTCAAAATTTAATTTTTCCTCTTCTTCTTTCAGTTTTTTTGCATCATTTTTGTATTCAGTTCTTAAAGATATTAGCCTTGTATTTTTTTCATTTTCTAAATCTACAATAGCCTTTATGTTATCTTCTTTTGCTTTTTGTTGTAAATCGTAAAGAGAATCCTCTCCAGACCTTGAAACATCAAACTTATATTTCTGCTCTATTAAAGCTATCTCGCTTTCGTTACCTTGTGCTAATTTAATTTTTTTATCATAGTTTAATTTTAATAATTCTAAATCTAATTCATAATACCTTGAAGATGCTAATATCCTATCTTCCATATTTCTATCTTTATCATCAGATATATTTTTCTCTATCTCCATAAGTCTTTCTTTCCTAAGTATCTCTAAATCTATATCTCCTGTGTCAACCTTTTCTTTTAAATTATTTTTAGTCTTTAATTCAATACCTAATAAATTATTTAATTTCTCCTGTAAATTATTAATTTTTTCTTGGATAGGGATTATATTAGCACGTCTGCCTTCAAATTCAATAAGTGCTTTTTGTAATTTTATCTGCTCTCTATACCAACCAACAGTACCCTCTAAATATTTAGTACCATCTTCTTGAACAGCTATTACTTCTTTCATTTTATCTATATAATCCTGTAACTCTTCTGTTGTCATAGCTTGAAAAGTTTGATGCCTAAACAAAGCCTCATTTAATGTTAAAAAACCGTTTACTTGAGTATCTGCCAACCTAATAGCCTCTTCGACTGCTAATCTATGCTCTTCAACCTTACCTATAAGGTCTGCGTATGAATTTATAGTTTGCTTTATTGTTTTTATAACGCTAAGATTATTTTCTCTTACATATTTCCAAGCTCTTACCAATCTATTACTACTCAATGTTTTTGTAACCTCTTTGATTACTATTGTAAGGTCTTTGTATGTTGTAATTAAATCTGTTGCTGTTTCTATTATATATATAAAAACTCCAGAGATAAGACCTCCACTACCCTCTACGGTTTGTATTAATTCAGTCCAAGAATTAGATAACCTTGCAGTTGCTGCGGCTAAAGTATCTACTCTATCTACGTTTTCTATACCAAACGCAATTTCAACTTGTTTAGCAAACGCAGGTAAAACATCTTTTGTTAATACCTCTCCTTTCTTCATCATTTTATCTAATTCAGCAGTTGAAACTCCCATAGATGTCGCCATTATATCCATAGCACCTGGTAGTCTTTCCCCTAACTGTCGTCTTAATTCCTCTGTTGTTACTTTCCCTTTAGATAACATTTGTTCTAATGCTAAATAAATACCACGAAGTTCATCAGTTTTTAAACCAAGCACACCTGCAGCTTTTGTCATTGTTCCGAATATTTTTTGAGTATCTTTTAACGTAATACCAGATTGTTTTGCTGCAGCTAAAAACTTTATCCATCTCTCAGTAGTCGCTATTAAAGTAGCACCATAATCTTTAGTTATTTGGTTTAGAAATATATTAGATTCTGCTAAATCGTATGAATTTTTTGTAATTCTTTCTAATGCAAAATGTAAACTATCAAAAGTAGTAATTAACTTAACAGAGTTTAGGATAACATTTGCAAATAATTGAACCCCAGCGATTAATCCAAATGCCCTCAATAGAGAGCCAAGCCCTCCTAATATACTCTTATTATTCTTTTTTAATTTTTCTAACTGAGCATTTTGTTTCTTATAAGCCTCTGACAATTCAAGATTAACTTTCTTCAAATTCCGAACTTGTGTAAAAGCACTCTTTTGTGATTTCGATAAATTTTTAAACTTTTGGTCTAAGTCGGCAGAAACTCCTCCTACGCCATTTAAAGACCCTTGTAAAGAAGATACATTTTTACTAAGACCTGTAACAACAGACTTTAACTCCTTTAGAGTTGTTGCTAATTCTCTTATTTCATTTATAGCACCTTGTGCACCTAAATTTATAGACATCTTATTTATTTTTTAATTTTTCATAATTCCTTGACTTTTCTTTTACCAAGTCAAACATATATATCCATTTTGATACAGAGGTAGTCCTTATATCTATTTCTCTTCCAATATCGAGGCTCAACTCCAAAGAGAGAGCATCTTTCGTTAGATTGCTTTCTTTTGCTTCATTATCTTTTTTTCTAAACCTCTGCTCGTAATTTGATTTTAAAATACGCACCTTATTTCTATATCCTTTGATTTTTCTAATAACCATATTAATTTGGTTCTCAATATTTTTATGTTCATCAAATGAATAATCAAAATCATTTAGTAATAAAAGTATTTCTATATCCCCATACTCTTCGTAGTTCTCTAATATCTTTTCTCCACTTTTAATTATAGTTTCCAAGTAAAGTATTTCAATCTGTTTTTCGTAATTTGCTAAAACCTCTCTATTTGCTGTTAATTCTGAGTATTCAGATAATATCGCATTCCAATTCTTCGTGGCTAATTCTTTATCTATTTTAACATTTAATTCGTTCAAGTCATTATACCCTATCGCTAAATAATTTAAGTCCATAGTATCTACAACCTTATAAAAGTTATATATAGGCAATGTATCACAAGATTTATGTAAATGAATATCCATTAAATTAAAATTAAAATTGTTTTTGAGAGGCTTATTAAGTTATTCTTTTATCCGTAGCACTCGGTAGATTAGAATAAACTATATTGTAGTTAGCCTATATTTAAGTCGATACCACCTTGTGGTAGGTAGGTATCAATCAGAGCTTTTCTTACAAAATCGTTCCAAATATCGATTTTTTCTCTATCTGACATATCAAATATACTAATTCCATATTTCTCTACCAACTTTGGAGTATGGTTTTGTTCGTGAGAATATACAAAAAAACCTTGACGCTTGTCAAAAGTTAAAAACATTCCATCGTAAAACTTTCCAGTATCTTTTAAATTGATAGGTGATGTCCTTTGTCCTTTTTGTCTTTTTCTTATTATTGTAGATTCTGCGTAGTCACCTAAACTGCGTAGTGGTCCACTTTTGCTCATACGAGCCTTGTATCTATTAAGCACGTAATTATCATCATTAACTATTTCATTCACTATCGGAATAAAATTATTATGTAATTTTTCTAATGATACTATGTAGTTTTCTAAACTATTCATTTTATTTAAAACCCCCTACTTATTAAATAGGCAGAGGGTTTGAATTTAAAGAAATATTAATTAAGCACTAACCGTAGCAGAGCCTAAAATGTCAGCTCTGTATAATACATCTTCTGAAACTATGATACTATAATTACCACTAATCAAATCAACAGTAACAACGTCTGACGTAGCTAATGCAGCAAGAGTTAAAGTATAATTTCCAGGTGTCGCCTCAGCTAATAAACTTGGAGTAACAGTAGAACCGTTAACTTGAACAAGGAAATCATCTACTAATAGACCCTCTACAACACTTGAGTTGTCAGATGATAATAATACCTCTACTTCGATAGTAGTATCAGCGTCAGCAGGAACTGCTGAAAACGCAATATTAACACCGTTAACAGTAGGTACGTCAGATGGAGTGAACCCTACTAAATCTCTCTCGATAATTCCGTAGTTTAAATCCCATTGTAACCTATCTAAGAATTGCATAGTAACAGATTTTGACTCAGCGTCACCACCTTGAACTTTTGTTTTTCTTATCTCAGCATTAATCTGACCTATCGTTAATCCGATATAATCACCATCAGCGTTTACTCCAAATAACCAACGACCAGAATCGTCAATTAAAATAGCACCTTTAGATTTGAATGATGTTAATTTAGATAATTGTCTATAAAACTCGTGTCCCTCTTCGAACATAAATTTATATTTAGGCAATCCTTGTAAATTCAACCTTTCGACTCCTGCGGCATTTGTACTGAATGTATCTTCTGACGACATATCCTCAAATGAACTTGCCTCAATCAAAGGTATAAGATTTCCGTTTTGCACCTCAGTTTGTAGAAATGCTAAAGTAAAATCAGTTTCTTTAGGAATAACATATCCCTTTTTAGTTAAAATAACGCTTAAAGGAGTTCCGAAAACTTGCAAACAACCAAGTTTACCAGTATTCGCAGTTGACCCACCGCAGTTATTAACTTTATCAATTATTGATATTAATGTACTCATTTTTTAATTTTTTTAAGATTAATTAAATAATCAAAACGCTCTTTAATATCTGTTTCGTAAGACTCACCAACCTTATAAGATTGACCAGCTATTTTAAAAGCAGATATTGCGTTTCCTTTATATATTGTTTTTTTCTTCTTTGCCATTAGTATAGTATTGGTTTTAAACATTGAACATCTCCATAGAATCTAATACTTATATCTAATTTAATAGCATCCCAATAGTCAATAGTTCCGTTTGCTTCACTATCAGCAGAATAATTAGGAAATTTAGTAATAGTCCATCCCTCATTCATTCTATCCGTAATATTCGATGTACTTAATCCGTAAATCAAATTCTCTGTCAAAGGGTTTAAAACTAAATCAAATGTCTTAATATATCTTTGGTCGTTAAACAATTCTTTCCTTACCTCCCTTGTAGCTATTATAAAAGTGCAATCTCTCACGACTCTTCTACCATCCCAAACCTCCGACTTATCACTATCTGGCAATAGCCAAATTAATGGATAAGACTCTTCGTTTTTTAAAGCTATGTATCTATTCAATTCCTTTTCATCTCCCCAATGGAACTTAGGTTTAGCACTTAAATTACCATTTAGTTGAATCTCTGGTATTGTATCAACAATAGCTCTAATTATATGTTCTACAATTCTCATATCCCTAAAGAATTATGATTATAGTAAAACATAAACTCGAAATCTGGATAAGCAGTTTCGTTTAATTCGTTAGACTCTGTTAAAAATCTTAATAAAGAAACATCTACGCCACCTGAACCGTACCAATCATAACCAATAGTACCAAATCCATTTACTACAATCACTGGGGAATTTACAGAAACACATCCTTGATATGATTCTATAAACTGATTGTAAGCCTTAATAAATTTAGGTGTTGCTGATTTGTTAGTAGCGTTCTTAGAGTCGTTTTTAACAACTCCAGTAGTAGCGTATGTTTCATTGTCATCTCTCAAGTATTCAGTAAAAATATAGAAAGCTATTACACTTTGTTTGTCAAACCCTTTTAAACCACTCCAACGCTTAACGTTTCCGTTAATGTTAGTGTAATTTGTACCGTTAACTAAATCTATCCACTTTTGTTCTGAGTTTTCTAAATCAAGTAACGCAACCTGTAATTCATCATAAAGGGTGACACCCAATGCGTTAAGCAATAATTGTCGCTCATACCTTGTAATAAAACTATCTAAATTAGTAATAACAGTTGGACTTCCTACTGGTTCAACAGATAAATCTTTGTTATTTGGAATAAATAAGTTTCCGTGTTCAAAATATGTAGTATCAATTATATTAGCCATTACTTTCTATTTTTTATCTTCCTTTTTGTTAGGACTTTTATTAGATTTTTTTTCTAATGCTTTCGCAACATCTGGACTAACTCTAACTTTTTTACCATTGAAAGTTATCTCAACAGTAGTCTTGTAGAAATTTCCGTTTTTACTTGCCATAATACTATGCTTTTGCTATGGCTGCTTTTGCAACTGCAAAATCTCCAGTAACAAACGCTCCATAATAGTTAGACTTAACTCTATGTACTAATCTTGCCTCAGCTAAGATAGTAACAAAGTTTTTAGTGAAATCATCATTTTCGTATCCAACATCAAATACAAGACCCTCTCTGAATCTAACACCTGATTTAGTGAAATCTCCTACTAAGAAATCTCCCTCAGTAATTCCAGTGTTTGAAACAATAGGAATACCTTTTACAACAGTATTAGAGTTTGTGCTGAAAGGTGGTAATATATAATGACCATCAGTAGCTTTTGCTAAATCCATAGCTGCCACGTCAGATGGGTGCATTAAAATATAATTCGGTTGGAATTGATTAATCATAACTTGGTTAATCGCAACTCTTAAAGCATCAGCGTTGTTAGGCGTTGAAACCTCGTTAGCTTGACCAGTAGCGAAAGTTCCTGCAGCAAAAGCTGTAGCGTTCTCTAAGATACCAGTTAAGTTTTGTCCTGTTCCATCTCCAGATAAAACCTGAGCATCAATAACCAATTTGATTTCTTCCGAAAGTTCTTGGTTAATTTCAGACTCGATTAAATCAACATCGTCTAACATCTCTTTTGAAACTTTGATAAAAGCAGTTACTTTGCGAACTGGCGCACTTGCAAGAGCTAAATCGAAATCAATTTGATTCTTTTTAACACCCTCCGCAGTCATACCTGCAGCACCATCTTTATTCGCTTGTTGAACCCACTCCCAAAGATTAGAAGATATTGTACCAACGTTAACCAACTCTAAAAGGAATGGTTGTCTTTGTACAATTCGAGTTATTCCACTCTCTCTTTCAGCTAAAGGAATTTGAGCTGCAGCAACAATATTGGTAGATACTAACATATCTCCTACTGCTTTAACAGTCATACGAATATTAGACTTACTATCGCCCTCTTTCATTGACTTTAGTGCATCTTTGTTTTCAATTAGTAAATTCTTTACCTGCTCTCTAAAAGATAGGTTTGAATCTCTATTTTGGTTAATCTGAGTTTTTAACCCCTCAATTAAACCAGCTTGGTCTTTTTGTGCGTCAACTAACGTTTTGTTAGTGTCCTCTAAATCTTTAACGGTTTTCTTTAACTCAACAGAGTTATCGTTAATCGCTTTCAAAATTTGTGGGTCAAGGCTTTTAAACCCATCACGCAACTTGTCATCAATTTTTGTACCTATTGAAGATTCAATCTTCGCTATAAGTGCATTAAATTCTTGTTCGTTCATTTTTACGAATTTTTAAAAATTAAAATTTGTTTTATTAATCATACTTACTATATCGAAAGTGCGTGATGCGGCTTTCTCGTTGTGAGTGTCTATACCATTTATTAACTCTAATATAGTCGGCTCACCTTTTATACTCATTGTTGGTGTTATAGGGTTGCTACCATTAGGTACTGCGCTACCCTCTATAACTTTTGCTTCGGTTACAATCCAAAAATAGCCTTGTTCCTCAGCATCTTTTCTATTTATAATCTGGTCGATATACTTATCAAAAAAATCTTTTTCTTTTTCAAAATCTTTATCATCAACTGCTAACTCCATTTTAACGTACCTCATTCCTACTGAGTGGTTGTCAACATATCCTTTTGAATATTGGTCGAACATATAAGGGTTTCTTGATTTTTTTACAGTAGAATCAAAAACTAACGCTTGTGTCGTTCCTTTAACATCAAACCCTAAATCTGATAAATTATAAGTTTTTACAGACGCTACCAAATCCTTACCACTTGAAATTATTTTATCGAACTCTTGCGACTTATGTTCTTGCAAGTGCATAATACGCTTATTCTCTTTTAGTGATTTTGTCCAAATTCCTGGCAAGTGAACGTCACCGTGTGAGTCTAAAATATTTGTAGTATTTATGACAGCTTTTACTTGAATCTCGTCTGGGTTATTAGGGTCGTAGTTATCAGCTTTAGATGTTTCTAAATTAAAAGGTGCTTTACTAAGAACAGGAGAAAACCCTAAACTATCAGCATATTTTATAGTGCTCTTTTTTTGAGTAATAAGAGTTTCTTTATTTTTAACTAAGAAACCAAACAGCTCTTTTTTTGTTTCAAAATTAGGTATTTCAAGTTTCATAATCTTACATTTTAAATTTTACTATAATCTCTGTTCTTTTTTTTATATCTATTTTACTCTTCAATAATTCAATCTCTTCTATGGTTTTTCCTGTTACATCTATCGGTTCTTTATTTAATCTATCGCAAATTAAACTAATTACTTGAATAAATGTTTTCTCCACGTTATTTTTTTATCAATCTATTATCTTTAACCATCTTCATTCTCTTCTCCTTGAGTTTCTTGATTTCTGCTTGTTTCTCCTCCTTGCGTGTTTGTTTCGTTTCCATTTTCAATAGTTTGAATTTCCTCTAATTTAATATTTTTATCAAAACCAGTCATTTCTAAAGCCAACTTCTCAGGAATACCAGTTTTTAACAAGTCATTTAATGCCTTTGCTTTTTTACTAATACCATCATAACGCTCTATTAAAATAAATTGCATAATTGGTAAATGCTCATAACTACCTACAATCTTAAAGTCCGTATCTTTTAATAATTGCTGTAACACCTCTATAAAAGAATTAAGTGTTGATTGCATCTCGTTTTGAACGTATGAAACCATAGATTCTTTAAAGTTATTGTAAGTAGTTTTTTTAGCCTCCAGAGAAATAATATCTTTAGGAATATGTAATGCCGTATAGATGATATTACCATCAACTTTTATAGATTCATCCAAACCTAAATCTCGTAAAGCAACGTGCATAGATTGGTAAGTAACACTTGCACTCGTTACAATTCCTCTTTTTCGATTCCAAGCTAAACCATAACCATTTTGTAGTAAATCCTCAGCTTGTTCCTTATCTTTACCAGCTAATGGAAAGTTATCGTTAGCACCTGTACTTAATATCTCTTTTCCGTTAGTTTTTAGGATAATATTCTTAGCAATTAGCGAATCCTGCGTATTTATAAGCGTTTGTCGTAAACCATCTAATCTTGAGCTTACCTCGTAAAAGTTCTTACTTAAACAATTCGGTAAATCGTAGAAAAATAATAAATCTTTAATTTTTATTTTAAGGTTTTCGCCATCCTTATCGTAAACTATCTCTTCATTCTGAACTGCTTTATCAGCTCTCGCAGATAAGATATGCGATTTGTAGTTTTTTGGATATTCTATTTTATCAGAATCAAGTATGTAAATAGAGTCTATATCCTCTTCTCTATTAAACCCAGCAGGTCTTTTTAAGTACCCGACAGCTTTACCTTGAGCAATCTGTAAAAATTGTAATGACTCTAAAAAGTCGTTTTGTGTTTGGTATAAATTAGGTTTGTCTAATAATTTTTTTAACCAATGGTCTTTTTGCTCTTCACCAGTATTTTTATTAACTATCTTCAACTCAGCTTGTGAGAATAGTTTTGAAACAAAAAGCATTGCTGGTGTTAATATAGGGTGGTTTTGAGCAATTTGTAGATTTGATGCTTTATCATAGTTAACCCAAGATGAACTTCGGTTTATGTATAAATGATTACCAGACTTATCTTTAGTCCAAGTTAAATTTCTTAATTTCTCCCAAATATTCCAAGCCATCAAAATAGTTTTGAGCTAAATTAAGAAAAAAAATGGTATGTTATAATTTATTTGCTAAAAATTTATATGTTTTAATTAAAGCATCGTTAGCCTCTTTGTTGTTATTCAGCCTTTTTTGCAGTCTTTTTGGCTTATTGTCGCCTATAACATACTCAATATAGAACTCGTTTTTTGCGATAATAACAACATACGCCTTTACACCGTTTCTAATACATTTACTTACGCTATCATCCATTTGAGAGTATTTTTTTGATTAAATCTTTAAATTCTTCTAAACTCCATACTAAATAGTAATTAACACCATTTTGTGTTACGATAGACTCCCAATATTTTTGATTATCAGATTGAGAACCACCAAAAACCTTTAATTCTAATGCGAAAAATCTACCTTTATATATGAAAAGTAAGTCAGCAACACCTGGAAATACACCCATCACTTTAAACTTACGAGCCTCACGACCTTTTCGATTCCCACCGTTTGGCACGTGAAAAAGTAAACCTCTTAATTTTGGGTATGTATTATGAAACCATAAATAACATTCTTGTTGGAGTCTATCTTCGC